GAAAACCTATCTTTTGTAGCATAATAATCCATTATACCTATTTTGCAGTTAATTAATAGATTAAAAGCAGGGAGAGGGTGTGGTGGTGTCTCCCCCCGCCAGTCTATTGTATAGACTATTTTGTTGGTTTAGTCAACTTAACACCTTTGAACCAAGCAGGTACGCCTAGTAAAGGTCTTTTATCTAAATAATTTTCTTTAGCCATTTTAGACTTAGCTTTATTGTAGTGTAAAAATACTTGACCACAATCTTTACCTTTAAACTCTTCTCGCCAATGTTCTAAATCACAACCAGAGTAGATTAACATATCCCCTGGTTTCAAAGTTATCTTAATTCCAGCTTTGCCTTTACCACCTGTTGGATCTAAATATATTGGCCAGTCATCACCACCTAAATTTAATGTTGTAGATATTTCACATGAGTATCTATCTTTATGTCTAGCTAATACATCACCTTCTTTATATATTCTCGCATAAGAATATGTAGGACTTAATTTTAATCCAGTATGTTTTTCCATAACAGGTTTTACTTCTTGTAATAAAGTTTCCATCGCAATATCAGAATAGTGTGAATAAGTATTAGGAACTTGCTCATCATTCCATATACCAAAATATTCTGTAAATGGTGATATGTATTTTTGATCAAATAAAAACTTTGCTACATTTCTTTTATTTAAAAAATATTTGTAAACAAACTCTGCTAACTCTTTTGATATTGCATTTTTTAAAACACTATATTTATTTTTCTTAAACGACATTTAATACTCCTTTTGGTATTGCTTGGCAGTTCCAATGTATAAATCTAAATGGACTATAGCCCATATCTACAATGTACTGATGAGGTAAGTATGATGGAAAAAATATTATTCTACCTGGTTTAACTTTATAATTAATTTGTGAACTTGCATAAGTTACTTTTGTTTTATCTTTTTCTGGTAAAAGGTTCATGACATTACCTGGTCTTGGATCTTCAAACATAGGCAATGATGTAGATTCATCTGCTTTTAAAAAGTAAAAACCTGATATATGTCCATTCCAATGTGTATGTAAAGTGTGGTGTCCCCCACCTTTTTTAGCAAATTCTTGTACCCACATTTCTGTAGTAAACAATTGATGACCTGACATATCAAACCCCATTTCACCTAATAAATTATGCGCTGTTGCACCAATATAATTTTGTAATTCTGCAAAGTTAGGATCACCAATTAATGTTGTTGAATGAAACACATGACCCATATCACCTTTGTCACCAAACTTTTTATTACGTTCATTAATAATTGGTTTTAATGCTTTCTTAGATGCCTCAATATATTTATCTGATGCTTTGTTTAAACTATTTACAAACTTAGGTTCATCTGCAAACCATATAGGAGATGCAAAATATTGTTCTAATTGTAATTGTTTTGGATAACTAACTACTTCTTTTTTAATTTTTTGTTTTCTAGCTTTAGCTTTTTTCTTTTTCATATTATTTAAATGGGTATCCTAAGTTCCATATTACTAAACTGTTTCTTTCTCCACTTTTAACTGGACATACTCTATGCCATACAAAACTAGGAAATACAACTAAAGATCCCTTGGGTAGTATTTCTTTACATTTTAAAATATTAGGTTTTTTATCTGGGTCCATGTTTCTAAAATCAAACTCTAGCTCACCACCTTTGTAATCTTTTGGATCTGATAATGTTACTGTTACAGATAGTTTTCTAATCTTACCATGCGATGGATCGTTTGGATGTTCTCTAATATAAGGTTTATCCCAACTATCACAATGCCAATCATAATATTGTCCTTTTTTATATTTTGTAAACTGACAAGACTCACTGAAATCCCATTCAAAATTCCAACCTGCATTTGCGTTTGCAGTATAAATATATGGTTGTATTTCTTTATAGATCCATCTATCATTCATCCAAACAATATTAGAATCTCTTTTTGTTTTTAAATCTTTAATTTGTTTTTGATTTAATTTTTTACTATCACCATAACCACCAGTAACCGCCATTTGATCTTGTAGTTGATGACCATACTTTACAATATCATCACAGATCCTAGAAGGGACTGCTGATTGAAAATACCAATAGTAATTTGTTAGGTTCATCTTTCTATATCTTTCTTATATCAATTATTAATATAAAGTCAAATTAGCCTGTTACCGCAAAAGTTGCATTACTAGTAAATACGTGTTTTGTAGTTCCACAAGCAGTTGTAACAGTTCCTCCAGTTGCTTTTGCTGGTCCTGGATATTCAACAACTACAATACCTGAACCTCCTGTACCACCACATCTACCTGGTGGGTTTCCACCTCCACCACCGCCACCACCACCTGTGTTAGCTGTTCCTGGTTGTCCTTTTTCATTTGGTGCTGGACTAGGATGTCCTCTACCACCACCACCATTTGTTGCTCCACTTGGATTTGGTGAGCAGCCTGCACTACCTCCTCCAGAAAATATACTTGAGTTAGGTAATGATTGAGTGAAAAAAGGACTTACGTCTTTTCCAGATCCACCTCCACCACCTGCGCTAGAACCACAAGCATTTGAACCCGCTCCACCTGCACCTCCACCACCACCTGATTTTTCAGGACTACCATTACCACCTGCATTACCAAAAGCTGAACCAGGAAAACCAGACGCATCTGCTTGAGTAGTTGTACCACCAGATTCAGCTGCTCCTCTTGAACCTCCACCACCAGAACCACCTGGTCTATCTGAAGTTCTTCCAGGTTGTCCACCTGCACCACCACCACTTGCTGTAAATGTTACTAATGCTGGCATTGTTAATACTGTATCACTACCTTTTGATGCGGCACCACCTGGAGGATTACCTGGTGCTGTTGTTCCTTCTGCACCACCACCTCCAATTACAACAGGCGCAGATTGTATATCAAGATCTACATTTTGCGCTAATAACATACCTCCAGCTCCACCACCTGCTCCAGAATCAGCACCACCTCCACCTGCTCCTGCAACAACTAAAATAGTTGCTCCTGAAATTGCAAATGTTTTTGGCCATATTCCTTGAGACTTGGCACTAAATTGACTTTGTATTGACCACACACCACTTGCTTTGTTTAATTCTTTTACTATGACTATTCCTGAACCACCAGCACCACCTGATCCTGATGGACTTCTTACACCTCCACCTCCACCACCAGTATTAGCTGTACCAGCACCACCATTAGGAGCAGGGTTTGCTCCACCTCGTCCACCACCACCAGGTCCTGGATTTCCTCCAGTTCCACCTTGAACTGTTCCACCTCCACCACCTGCGTATAAACCTGAATTAGGTAAACCTGGTCCCATAACAGGACTAACATCTTTTCCTGCACCACCTGCACCTGTTGCACAGGCTGCACCTGGTCCAGGATCATCTGGATAATCTCCAACAAAACCTGCTGCGCCAGCACCACCACCACCGCCACCTCCAGTGTTACCACCGCCTGCATCTGGGTTTCCTGTTTGACATGCATTACCACCTGCGTTTCCAAAACCAAATGTTCCTGAGTCTCCTGGTTGTGAACTTTGTGTAGATGATCCACCAGCTTGTCCTGGAGGAACTGCATCTCTTGAAACTCCACCGCCAGAACCACCATCTACACCGCATCTATTACTAGAAGGTGAACCTGGTCCAGTACCACCTCCACCTCCACCTTTAGCTGTTAAACAAAAACCTGTTGTATCACCACCTGTGCCACCTTTATTACTTCCTCCTGCAGCTGATCCGCCACCACCTACTGTTACAGGAACAGTGCCTTGAACGTTTGCTCCAGGGTGTAAAACCATGCCACCACCACCGCCACCACCTCCAGCATTTCCACCACCTGCTCCTCCACCAGCGACTAATGTTATAGCTGCTAATCTTGTTCCAGATTGAAGTGTTACGCAGCCTGATGATGTTTTAGTTGTAACTGTATCTTTTCCAAACGAAGCATTATTCGTTTTTCCAATTACTCCACCGTTTGCTGAGCCAGATTTATTTCTAGGCATTTGAGTCTCCTATTCGGACACCCAAGCTGTGCCATTCCAATTATATTTGGTAGGTGTTTCCGATTCGTCGTTTGATTTAATTGCTTCCCAACCTGTTGTGTTGTCGGCTTGATATTTTGTTTCGTTCCATGAAATAAAATATTTTACATCACCTTCTTCTGTGATTGTTGGATAAGTTATTGGTGCTTGCCAATCATCATTTGAATCTAATGACCATGAAACATGAGGTTGTGTTGATAAAAATTTATCTTTTACAGGATCATAAACCATTCCGATACCTGCGTATTGTTTTCTAAAATTATGATTGTAAGAAGTTTGTTTCCAAATACCACCACCAAAAAAGTTAATACACCATGTTTCTCCATCAACATGCATGTCTGAAGGAACTTCATCGTTTGCCACAACCACCACTCTTTGCACTACTTGATGTGAATCTGATGTAAATCCTGTAGGATCTGTCATTGCTTTTAATTCTGCGAAATGTGCCATTTTTTTACTCCTTAAAATTTAATTTATATTCTATGCCCCACCTATTGTCAACGTTCCAGATGCTGTAAATTTACCTATCTTGTCTCCTCCTGGATGAGTTGATCCAGTAAATGCAGGACCTGGTGTTCCTGCTAAAGTAAATGAACTTGGAACTCTTACAACAACAATACCTGAACCACCTGCTGCTCCAGTTCCTGGTGCACATCCACCACCTCCACCGCCACCTCCAGTGTTAGCAGTTCCAGCTGTTCCAACATTACTACTAGGATTTGTTTGAGCACCAGCTCCACCACCGCCAGCTCCTCCAGATGCTGCGTTATTACCACCAGCTCCACCACCACCGCCAGCGTATGTTGTGTCTGGACCTAAAATTGTATTTGGTGCTCCAGCTCCACCAGCTCCAGCACTTCCAGAACTAGCATTTGCTCCAACAGCGGTTGCTCCACCTCCACCACCACCAGAGTTTGCACAATAAGGAGAGTTAAGACCACCAACAGAATTACCTCCAGCATTACCTTGTGGTGGATCTGTAGGTGGTGTATTACCAGCTGATCCTGAGTGACCACCTCCACCAAAATTACTACCAGCTCCTGCTCCTGATCCCCCTGCTTCCCCAACATTTTCTGATGATGCTCCACCACCACCTGCTGATGTGATAGTTGCAAAAACTGAATTTGATCCAGGGTTTGAACCACTGGGACTTCCAGCACCACCAGCTCCAATTGTTATTGAATAACATCCCATACCTAAAGATAATGCTGTTCCTTGTAATGGACTTGGGCCATAACCAGAAGCTCTATAACCTCCAGCACCACCACCCCCTGAACCTCTCTGTCCAGATCTACCACCATTTCCACCACCAGCTACTACTAAATAATCTATTGTTGCTGTTCTTTTAATCCAATTACCAGCAGAGACTTCATCTAATACTGTATTCATATCCCAAACACCTGATGCGCATTTAGGAATTGTTTGTTTTACTACTACAACTCCTGGACCACCTTGTCCACCAACTCTTCCTGGTGCTCCTGCAGGTCCACCACCTCCAGCTCCACCACCACCTCCAGTGTTATCTGTTCCAGCTGTTCCTGGGTGATTTGCGGGAGAAGGTCCTGGTGCTGTTGGTGTACCTGATGCTGCTCCACCACCACCTGATCCACCTGCTCCAGCAGTATCTGGTCCATCTGATCCACCACCACCTCCACCACCTACTACTCCTGATACTCCAAAAGTTGCTGTTGTATATATTGGTGATTTATCTGTTCCTGCTCCACCATCTCCACCATCTGAACTTGATTGTCCGTTTTGTCCTGCTCCACCAGCTCCACCACCTCCAGCTCCTGCAAATGCTATACCTGTTCCGCCAGCATTACCTTGACATGAAGTTGCTGATCCACCTGAACCTCCTGGTCCACCTGGAACTTTTCCTGATCCTCCACCACCTGATCCACCTGCTGCTCCTGCTGATGATAAATTACCGCCACCATTGGTTCCACCACCACCGCCACCACCTGTAGCTGCTGTGGGTCCAAAACTTGAATTATTTCCTGAACACGCTTGACCTGCAGAAGGAACACATCCGTTTCTTCCTGCTCCACCAGCTCCAATGGTTACTGTGACTGGTCCAGTGATTGAAATTGAAGGACTGCATAAAACACCACCAGCTCCACCACCGCCTCCAAGAGATGCTCCACCGCCTCCACCTCCAGCTACAGTTAAAACTCTAGCTGATGATACAGTGCAGTTGTGTGCAGTGAAAGTTCCCGATGAAGTAAATACGGTACATTTTGTTTGTGGGGAGTTAACAACTTTTGTTGGTCCAATTATTCCGCCATTGCCAGCCATAATTTAAACCTCCTACGCGTCGTCTATAACTTCATATGAAACAAAAAGCGTTAAATCTGAAGCTGCGCTTGCTCCACCTTCTAATACATCACCTTCTTCTAGATAGATAGGTGTATCTGCTAAAACTAAAACCGCATCAGCTGGAACTGAAACAGTGCTAGCTATTTTAAAAAGAGCTCCAGATACAGATGATCCTGTTGCTG